GCTGGCTCATGATCTCCCACGTCACGCCGTCGGAATCGAGCAGCCGATCTCCGGCGGTGGGCTCAACGGTCGACCCATCAATTATGTAGTTGGCCTGCGTGATGAGCCATTCCCGATCGATGAAGGAAGTCTTGACTCCCATGCGTGTCTGCGTCTGAATCTCCGAACCATTAGCGATCCACGACGCAATCACCCCCGAAGTCGAATCCAAGCCGCGAGATAGCGTGACCGCCTCGCCGAGAACGTCCTTGAGTCTCGGCGAGGCAACGTCAAAAAATCGCGTAGCGAAGACGGACGGCATCGCTTACTCCTCACGGAGCCGCAAACCAAGTCGACGGACCGTCACGTTACCTGGGCTATCGTTGGAAGACTTCTCCATGTGGGCCAACAGCTTCATCGGGCCAGTGGCCGCGGAAATATCGAACACCGAGTCCGGCAGCACGTTAACGCCATCGATGTACATCTGGATATCTTCCCAGTCGGCAAGATCCCACTGCACCAGAAATGGTGTACCGGCCACCGCGTCCTTCGTCGTGTCTGTCGCCGCAACTTCGGTTGATCCGTCATCGGACTCGGCATTGATGTTGAGACTGTTGCCGTCGATGTGAACAAACAGCGATTCAGTGATCGAATCTGCGTCCGTATCATGGGTCGCGTTGGCCAAACCGACGTTGAGATCGAAAGCGGCGTCGTCGCCATTTGTGTTGATGCAAATTTCAGCCTCCACCAGACAAGGCGAAAGGACAGCCACGGCCCGCTGGCTCAAGGCGTCCATCTTCTGGGCTTCGGCCGTCGTGTCGAAGATCAACGTTACTCCCTCGGCATGGCCGATGATGTGGTGATTGATTCCGGCCGTCACAATCGGAGCGCTGGCAAACCCATCGCCCAGGCTGATCGTGTAGGCCGGATTTTCGTTGATCGCGACCTTGACTGTCGTGCCTGCACTGGCAGCCGTCTCTTCAACAATGCCCAAGTAGAAATCCTGGTCATTGACCATGTGCAAGTGGGCCTTGTTGGCCGAATGATCCCAGAAGACCCGAGACCCTTTCAGCATCACCATGCTCGCGGTCTTGAGTACTTCCACGATGCCACTCACCGTGACGGCGCCTTTCTTCGTGGCGGCGATCGCAGTCGGGGCATAGGCAGCGCGGCCGTCCGGCAGTTGCCGCACTTCGCCTGCGGTCATGGCAGCAGTCGGCGTATAGTCGACGGACACACCAGGATTTCTGTATTCAGCTTCAGCGGTCATGTTCAGGCTTCCTTGTTAGGTTCGGGGTTATTGCCGCGAGTCGTCGTCGGCGACAGTGTGGACTTGCCGGCTTTGCTTGCCGCCGGTTTCTGTTTCGCGTCAGCTTTACTAGCCGATGCCTCTGTCTGTCTGTACGGCGCCTTGATTGACGCCGGCTTCGGTTCGGCAATCGCAGGTGTAGAAGGGACGGCTTTCACGTCCTGCGGCTTTGGCTTTGGCTCGACAATCTCGACCGCAATGCCAGCCGCCACCAACCTCTTTCCGGTCAAGGTGTCAACCGTGCCGGTCTCGCCTTCCGCGAGATTGCAACTCCAGGCCACGCCCGGGTTGCGTAGCATCTGCACTTTCATCGTTCACCTCCGATTAGGATGCACCGCCGTCAGCACGCACGCCGCCCCGGTACTCTTGTTGGGACACACCCACGTCCGAATAGCCGCGCATCTGAATACCGAGTACGTTGAAACTGGCATCGGCCGTCTCCACGACCGGCATGACGTTGCCGTTGAGTGCAACGATCTCGATGACCGGCATCTCGGCCGGATCGGCGAGCATGTACCAAGCTGCCGCGCTGTACCCGGTGTAGGCCGAGTTGCTCATGTAGGGGCTCGACTCGACGCGGAACCGACCGCGGTAGATGTTCGCATCCCCTTGCGCCGCGGTCGAACTGCCGTCAATGATCCGCTCGGACGCCATGAGCGCCAGAGCGGCGGCCTTGAGTGGCGTCGGCACAAGCAGAATCTTCGGCTGCACCCCAAGCGGCTTGCCGTCCGGGTCGGTCTGGTCGAGGAAGATCGTCTCCGTCGCTTCCAAGCCGCCGACCGTCATGTTGGCAACGCCAGTGTTAACGTTGCTATTGCCCGAGGCGAAGAACGTTGAATTATCCAGAAACACTGTCCAGAAAATGTCGTTTAGCTTCAACGCACCTCCTCGCCCGAGCCGGCGAGGAACTGACGTCAATGCCCCCAGGTCGTCATTGATGATGTCCTTGCGGGTAATCGCCAGCATGCGGGCATAGGTGTCCGCTTGGTTTGTGTAGGTCAAGTCCGAGATTGTGCCGTGCTTGATCTCGCCGCTGGCACCGAGTTCCTCGAACATCAAATGCCCAGTCAATGAGACTGTGGTGATCTGCTGGAAATTGCGCACCGGACGCACTGCAGCAATCGCCAGCGGCGTCATGTCCACGGCATCCCAGCCTTCACGCAGAAACTTGTTGGCTGTGTTGCTCAACACATTCGGGATGCTCACCGTGCTGAAGGCGTTGGCATGAATGTTTGTTGGGCTAATCATGCCAAACGCAGCACGTTGGGCTTCCAGAGTTACGACGCTCGAATGATGTGAACGATAGCCGTTCGCCTCGGCGCCCAACAGGATCAGTTGATTCAGGCCGATCCCATGCGGGAACCTATCGTGAGCCGTTTGCAATTCCTGATCGCTATACATCTTTTCATGGTCGCCCAAACGTCCTGCCACACAGATAGCAGCTTCGAGGATGCGATTGTTGAGCCGCGGACCGTGAGGAACCGGCTCAAACACGCCATGAGCCGCTGGCATTCTGGCCTCGAGTAATTCCAATCGGAACTTGTCAAAGGTCCACTTTTTTTCGATTGCCGTTTGGGCCAGTTCCTTGATGGCGTCGATGTGAAAAGGCTCTTGTTCGCAGACCTTCAACGCATACGTTGTGATCGCTTCGATTCTCGCGTTCTCAGCCTTGCGGGCTTCGATACCCTCGGACAAAGTCACCTTGGTCCTGACCGGCGTAGCCGGCTGCTGGTTGTTGTAGTTGGCCTCGATAGTGGCGATCACCTCGGGCGTCGCGTTATCAACGTCAATGCCCATGCTTTCGGCCCAAGCCTTGATTTTCGGGTCCATATCGGTCTCCTTTAGTTCAGCGGCTACGGCCGCGATCGAAACGCTTGTATTCTCGTCCGCGCCGTGCGAGACGAACGCAAAGCCGCGGATCGTCGATTTCGCGGCGACATATAGAGGGCCGGTAAATTCCTGCCCATTGACTTTCACAGTCTTGCCGGAAGCCACTTCCAAAAGTTCGTCAGGGCTCGCTTCAATGCTCGCCTGCCAGACGAACCCATTAGCCGCACTCTCGACCACCTCACGGGCAGCGTCAGTTGCCGCCGACACCTTGCCGGCCATCGTCAGTTGTCCGTCGTCCTTGCTGGTGGCGGTGACATGACCGACTCGTTGCCTACCATCGTGGTCCAAATTCGCCACTAGAGACTTTGAAAAACCGATCCCCTTCAGCGAGACGACAACGGGAGCGTCCCAACCAGCAAGAACCAACGGGCCGCCCGTGTACGCCACGACGTCAAATGATGGCCGACCATTCTCGCCTTCGCCTTCCGCCGCCGTAATCGTGATCGGAGCCGCGATGGCGATGAGCTTTGAATCACTCTTGGGCTTGAGTGGCATTGCTACTTCCTTCGTTGTTGACCCCCGTCGAACCAGACAGTCCGAGAATCGTCTGCACGACTGGGATGATGTGCTGCGGAAGATTCGCAAGCATGTTGATTTGCCGCTGTTGTTCCGTCGTGATTCCGTTGGACTGCGCCTGCTTGATTACCTCATCTTCGTAGTCCTTGCCAGCCTCAGAGTAGAGCGCAGACAACGACTTGCTGCCGTTTTTCAACTGCTTGTCGTTGGCCGATGCTTCCGTGTTCACGTCCGCGACGGCGTGCTTCGGCCAGTCCCAGAGATGGGCCTTTGCGGCTGGCGTCAGAACATCGGGATTGCCGCCCAGCCATCCGTAATACACGATCGCAGCATCGAACCAGACTGAAAATAATGGGTCCAAAACTAGGTCGTTGCAGTCCTCGCGATCGACGTCGAGCGAGGCGTAGTAGGTCTGGTGATCGAGCCGGCCGGATGCGTAGTTGTAATCCGACGAATCACAAGCCGCCTTGTTAAACGGCATCGACTTTGGGCGGGCCTGCTCGTTGATGAGCGATCGGTGGAATGATTCAAACGTCGCGGTCGGTTGTTCGGCTCGCATCTGAAACGGCTCATAGGCGTTTGGCAACGCCGTCATCATCCGTTTCTGGATTTCCAGCGTGCTGAACGGCTCAGCAAGATCAAGCTCATCTGGCTGGAATTGCGTCTTCAGAAACAACGTGAAATCCGCAGCGGTTTCTGCGGCCGCTAGCGTAGCCTCACGCCAACGCCGCGCCGCCGCGCCGGTGTTCAGCGTACTCGTGCTCTGTGGGATTCCGCGATGCTGACCAGGACGGCGCAGCTTGAACCAATGCAGCACGTATCTCGCTGGAATCTTGTCCGGCGTGAGCATCATGCTCGCGTAGGTCGATGACCCTGGGTGCTCCCGCAGGATGTCATAGAACGTCGGCTCGCCGTCCTCGTTGAACCAGATGCCGTCGATATGCCCCTTCTCGTTATAGCCCAATAGCGGGGTCTGACAGTGCTCGGTCTCATACAACCGAACATTCAGTTTGACCGGATTGTTGATCGCCTTCGCCAGTCGAATCACGCCCAGACCTTCGCCGTCGACGTGCAGGGCATGTGCCATACACCACAACTTACGGCGGAACTGGATCGCCTTGGTCCAGTAGTACCATGCAGTTTCCACCAACGAGTTGAAGCCCTCGCTGGCAGTTTGCATTCGCAATGACGGTCCACGGCCGATCAAGTCCGTCGCCCATGTTGCCGCGATGCCGTCGGCAAACCCATTGTTCGCAATTTCGTACCGGCTGCGCTTGACAAGGGTTTGACGAACCTCGCGGCTGTTGGCCGAATCGGCATCGTAGTCATCCGCGGAGGCCCAGTAGTTCTTGATATCGTCCGACTGTTGGGCAGCATCATAGGTAGCAGTCACCTGGCGCCGACAGTTCAGCCGTTCCAGAATGGCACCGAGTTCAGGGCGGGGTTTGCCGTTGACTCGCTGTAGCGGGCGGCCGTGCGGATCGAGAATGGTGCTCACGCGAGACGCCACTATGGTGCTCCCGGGGGAATCAACTTCGTGAATCGCAACCCAAAGTGAGCCTTGACCGCGGCCCGATTACCGGCCTCACGGTCGCGTGCATCTTGCAGGTCCTTCAGCGGCCGTTCGGTGATTGCGCGACCGGCTTCCGTCACGTTGGCCGGAAGTAGGAGAGCCTGGTCGATCGCTTCGTCAACGGTCGTTGGGGCTGTCATGCCTTCCTTCTCCTTGACGCAAACAAAAACGGCCGTGCGGGTGTGTGGCCCCACACGGCCGTTTGTTTGCGTTGTGAATCTGTCCAGGATGATCAGTCCTGGATACCTAAACGTATACGCACGACGCGGACAATTGCAATGGCAAATGCGGCGAACGGTCAAAATCGTCCTACATATAGGACAAGGCTACAGATATCCCATCCTGGCCCACCTAATTCTCCACCGTTTGCCGCCTCGCTCCACAGTGCCGACAAACACGATACCGGATCACCACGCCATCCGCCCGACGGGTCGTCTGCACCCGCATATCACGACACCCGCACCCGGGACACCTAATCCCCTGCGATGAACGATCTTCGACCCGGGCGGTGTCCGCTGCCATCTCAGCAAGCGTCTTGCGTTTCTTCTCATCGGGCATTGTCGCTTGCTCAGTAAAAATCTCGCGGCTTCTATGTCCTGCCCGCCATCTGTGCCAACGTCCTGCGTTGCTTGGATCGGAGCTGTCCTTCCTGTGGAGAGTTTGCCCGAATGAACTCGCCAGCAGCAGTCGCCGCGTATCCGGCGTCAAGCCAATGGTTCTCCCTACGTAGCCGCTCGAATTTCACACCATAGAGCGTTTCAACCTGCCGCTCGGCCGTGACGTGGGCGGACCAATCGGCATGTTCCGTCGAATCCGCCACGGCGTAGAGGGTGATGGCTCCGGCCTCTGTTGGCTCCATCTTGAGCCGACTCTGGAACTCCGCCTTCCATGCGTCGGAGTCCATCCACATGAGATGCACGGAATGAGCACGCTGGTAGGTCGAGTGCATACCCCGACCGATGTAACGTACCGTGGCGTCCTTCTTTTTCGGTGCCCGGTAACGTCGACCATTAAATTCGTTCTGTCCGTCCCCTTTCGTCGGGCGGTATATCTTCACGCCCGACGACTTGCAAAACGCATAGACGGCCGCCTGGTGTTCGGCATACCCGCTGTCAATCCACACTTGCGTCGGTCGCCACACCTGGCCGCCGGCATCACGCCAGCCGGCATCCCAGTATATCTTGAGTTCGCCCAAGGCAAGCAGCAAGGCCCGCGTCACGCCGAGCGTTTCCCATTGCGTTTTGTGTCCCCCGTACTCTATGATCACGTCTGACCCATCCGTAAGGATGGCATGAGCCGACCAGTGTAAACGCCGCTTTCCGGTATCTACCCCAACTGCGATTCCCAACGTATCTGGCGGCACTTCCCCCCGCTTCGTACCGTGCTGTCGCTCGGAGACAGTTGCCGGATCAAGTTGCGTAACGTCCACGTTCGTCGGCTCGTGTGGAATCGCCCATATGAATTGACAGGCGGCCCGCTCGGCTGATTCCCGGTTGATGTCGCGCGCGGCAATCCACTCGTCACGCCCCAACCGACCTGTTGATACAAACGGATTGTCAAACGCCGACCACTGCAAGCCAAACGTCTCGGTACGTGGCTCGGCTCCCGTAATCTCGCCGTCCGGCGTCACCTCCTGTCCGCGGTGGACCAACAGCGTCCGGCCGTGCATGACCTTCCGCTCGCTGTCACCGAAGACGCCGGAACACACAGGGCATTCCCATTTAGCACCGTCGCCAGCCCAGAATTCGTCAACCGCATCCTGCCAACCAACAAGGTGTAATCGTTCCCACGTCGCCCACTGGCCACAATGTGGACAAGGATGATAGAGCCGGCTATCCGTTCCGTTGGTGATCTCTTGCCAAATGCGGCCCTCGGGAATCGAGACCGTACATTCCATCAAAATCTGCCGACCGTGATCGCGGAATGCGTTGGTTCGTGCCTCCATCTGGCGGATCGGGTCAGCCTCGCGTGAAATTTCGCTCGGCTGATCGTACTTATCAATCTCAGTCATGACGAGGTTGCGCGTCGTCGGGCCGGCGAGCCCAGCATCACCTTGACCGGCCGACATGAATTTGAGACGCGCCCCATTCGCAAACGTCACGGCGCTCTTGATGCTACCACCCTTCGCGCCCTCCCCCCGCGTCGGCATCATCTCGGGAAAGCTGGCCTCGATCGTCGGGCGAAAATCCACCTCCCATTTCTCTGCCGCAAGCCGCATATCCGGAATCCCCACAAACACTGTCTCGGTACGCTCGAACAGCGTATGGCACGTCGGGATCACGAAACCGAGGAGACTTTTGCCGTTCTGCCCTGGACCCGTCACTGCGTACCGCTGCCACCGTCGCGACTGAAGGGCCTCGAACCAGAGACGACTGACTGGATGCCGATCGTGCCGGTACCGTCGGCCGGCGTACGGACCCGATGGTAGCCGGATGTAGCGCTCAACCCATTCAGTCAATGGCATCGGCAACTGCGGCACTAGAAGTCGCGGAAGCCGGCAGAACTGCTCACGCTCCGTCGCCGTCGATGGGTTGCCAAGCAACACGCCGAATCTCCTCAGTGAATTCCTCGACCGCATCGGCCCACGCATCGGCCGTGCCGTTGCCGTGCTCCTTAATCTGCTCCTCGGCAAATTTCCGCAAAGGGAGAAAAGCCGCTTCCGTCACCCGCTGGAACAGTTCGATGGAAATCAGCTCTTGGCGGCGTTCGGCAAGCTCGTACTCCAGCAATTTCGCACGAGCGATCCGTTGCCTTTCAAGAGCCGGCGAATCAGACGCGGCGTAGCTTTCGGGGTCGCCGGTCGCCGCCTCTGCGAGATATTCGATGTATGCTTGGACAACCGCACGACCGAGAAGCGACCACGGGGCGCCCCGTGTTGCCTTACGTGTCTTCGCATCATCGGGTATTCGCGGGATGATCTGGACACGAACAAAGCCGTCCTCCTTGCCAAGGAGTGACGCCGCGTCTTGTTTTGATAGCCAGATGTCAGCCACATGCGTTCGCTATTCTGTTTTCACAATCCAACCACGGCGTGGGCGAAAATTCCGAGACACACGGGGGGAACCTGCGTCCTACCGCTCAGAAGGACCCACAAGTAGGGGCATGTTGGCGTCTTCTGTTTCCAGATGGCCGCTTTCAGCATAGTGTACGACTGCCTTACACAACGCGATAAACTCATCGTTATTCAGCGTGCCCTTTGCTCTGTTTATATCCGCCCGCAATACTTGACAATTCTCGATTTCGTGTGTACCGCCTTGTGACAACGGAACAACGTGATCTAAGTTAGCTGTCGGTGGAGTGAGCGGCAGACCCGTTAATGCACAACGATACTGCTGTGATTGAATCAGCTTCAGTACCGTCTTTTTGGTTATGTCTGCCATTGTTCCTCCTTTTTGCCGCATTGCTGCCAACTGTTTCTGCCCACAGTTCCCACGGCCACCTATCATGCAACCGCCTGCGAAGATGCGCGCTGTTTAGTACAGTAGCCGTTCTGGACGCCGCCTGCACCCATCCCCTGCTTGCATTTCGTGTATTGGCCCCGGCTTTGTGAGATGATTGCCCAAGTACTCTTCGTCTCCGGTTTCCCTGGGCAACCGCGGTTGCCCATCGGCCCCATTTCCCGTTTGGATCTTGTTCTGGTTTGCGTAGCGTTTTTTTGGCTGCATATTGTGCCCACAAACACCACGCCCGACCAGCCCGGTCCTCCTCGCTTATCGTTCCGCGCCATATTTGCCGCCCTTGAGAGTCGAATACGACAATCTTGGCACCTTTAGCCAAGATTTCGTCGGGAATCTTCATTAGCAATCCTCGCCGATGCAAATTCCCCGGGAGTGTGCCGCCTTAGTAGCTCTCATCCACCCAATACGCCACCCTCACCAGCCCCGTGACTTGCCGCTTCTCCAATAGATCATCAGAATCCCACAGCACACCCAACCCTTCCCGAATATCCGCGTCAGCCCGCTGGTCTGTTGGTTCGACGTATTCGGCAATCGCACCGCCGGCCAAAGTCAGATCGCAATTAGCTTCCGCGGCAAGGTAATTGTCAATTTGCTCCAACAGATATGCCCGATTGTCCATCGTCGTACGGTCTACCGTCGCATCACTGGTCAAATGAATGCGTACCAGAATGTCAATCACAGCATATCGGCCGTATGTTCCTTGGGAATTCCTTGCCCGCTTAGTCATCTGCGGTGCGACAACAGCGACCACTGAATCCCCCACGTCGACCAGGTCGCTCAACGTCGTGTAGACTCGCGTTGCCCCGATGGTCTCGTAAAAAGCATCCGCAAGGTCTGCGGCATCAAGCAAAGCCACAAGAGCATCGCACATTTGTTGTACACGTCCTCCATCGACTGTGACGCTAGAGTAATCGGGAACAACCAATGTGCCCACGAATTCCGTCCCCGCATCACCATATCCAATCCCGTATCGAACATCACTTTCCACAGGCACAACAAACGTCCCCGGTTCACCACCCACGTAATTGTCATGACCAACAATTACATAACGCGGCTCAACAATATCGTCAACATCGAGCCCGCTGCCCACATAGGTGCCCGTATACTCCGTCCCTCCGGCGCCGTAATCAACACCATTCTTCACTTCGTTCTCGGCTGGGACAATGAACGTCCCTGCGTCTCCATCGCCCCGATAAGCGTCTGATGTGATATCTCCAGCGGCCGTAAAATTGACCATCGTACCCGATAGAAAGAGTCGACCGGCTGATGCTCGCGTTTTGAAAATTCGGGCCACTACGCATCCTCCATGATCGTGTCAAGCAGGTCCATTTTGTCGCCTGGCTTCGCCAAATCTGATAACGATGTTCCCATCATATCTGAAACCATTTTATTGGTGTCAGACTGGATGTCAGAGACAACCGTTTCAAGTACGGTCGTATCACTATAGATTTTGTCAAGCTGATCGCTCGCCACGACAAGCTCAGATTTTATATCCGACACTGCGGATGCGGTAGCCAAATCAGAGATCGACGTCAATGTCAGATCCGATACGATCTTATTGGTATCGCTCTGCACATCAGAAACAACCGTTTCGATT